CCCCGCGATCGTTTCGACCTTCGCGATGCCACCACTCCGGATCGTGAGCGAGGGATTGAACGTGTAAAAGTGCCGCTCAGCCGCGACCCAGATCGACCCGTCCTGTAACCGGCCCATCCCGTAACAGCCCGCCGGCGTCTCACACGGGGTGTTGTGGACCGTACCGAGGATCTGCCCGTTCGCGCTGACCTGTTGCCAGGCAGACCGCTCCCCCGCAGAGAAAATCAGCGCGGTCGGTCCTTTACCGGCCATCAGCCACGACCACAGCAGGAAGATGAGCCACATTTAGGGTAGGAACGGGATCCCCTTGCTCCACTCCGTAAACACGAGGTCATCCATCGGCGAGTAGTTCGGCCGAACCCAGGTATCCGACACCTCATCGCCGAAAGATCCGTACAGCCCATCATTCACGGTCGTGATCGGCCAGAGCACAGATGGCAGGCCAGACCCTTCCCCGCTATCGACCGCATCAAGGATCTGATCGCGCTGAGCATCCAAGGACGGCACCGCGAATTGCAGCGAACGCCGCCGCGTGCGCGACCGGATCCGATTCACCTCTTGATAAAAGCTGGTCTCATTCCCGTTGCTGAAGTGATGCCCGCGCGTGGCCCTCGGTCGGAAACAGAAGTCAACCGCCGTCCCCAGCCACATCCCGGCACCCAATCGCACACTGACCGAGTTGGACGTAATCACCACGTTCCAGACACTCGCGGTGCGTGTCGCGGCATTGGCAAGCGTGCGTAGATCACAGACCGTGGTGAGTGGCAGGCGCCCGTACGGGCCTGTCGGCTGCGTGGGAACGGCAATCACGACGTTCAATCCTGAGCCATTCGTCAGGCTCAATTTGCTCGAGCCGGCATCGATGTTGTGCATCGGAAACGCGAAGAGGTCCGCCTTCCGAGCGCCGCCAGCCAGCGTGGCCGTGACCGTCACAGTCGTCGTACCGTAAATGACCTTCTTCCCAGGCTTCATGTAGGCGAAGTCACCCACGCTGTACCCGGTACTTGGCGTGGTTCCGCTCCACACCGCATCCCACAGGATGTATCCGGAGAACGGGCCGAGGATCGCAGACATTTAGCTTTTCAACGCCAACACGCCACGGAGCGTCGAGACGTGGCCACCCTTGTTGCCTTTCAGTGCCATCACGACGCGACGTGTCAATTCCTGATCGGCATTCGTGCCAAACCACGAGCCGCGGTTGTCCATGTGTACATTGACCGTCGTACCGCCCGTGCTCTGCCTGGCCACGTCGCGTTGCTGCGCCGGATTGAGGATCACTTCATTCGGCGCCAGCCACGTCGGGACCGTATCCAGTCCGGACGGTGCGAACGGCTGAATCCCGAACGGTGTCACGATCCCGCCTGTGGCCGCATGACCAGCCGCACGGCGCGCCGCATCACCGATGGCCCCTGACCCACCACCAGAGAACAGCCCAAACGTGAGAATGTTGAACAGGCCCTTGATCGCTCTGCCGATCGCCTCGAACGCCCGAATGATCTCTTCCTTGAATCGTGCGATGAGTTGCCCAATCGCTAGACCGACTTGGAAAGCCAGCGCGATGGCAGACAGCGACGAGGCACCGAACGTATCAATGGCTCGCTGGAGACCTGCGATGCTATCCAATATCCGCGCCGTGCCAACGGCGAAGTCTCCGACTGACCCCTGAACAACAGAACCGAAATCAGCAATCGCGCTGGACAAGGCACGGAGCGAGTCTTCCGCAGGCTTGGTATTGAGTTGGGACTTCAGCCGCGCAATCGTTTCGATGTCGACCGTTCCGGATGGCAGCTTGCCGATGTCGATGTCGCCAGCCTTCACTTGTTCGAGCTTGCGAATCGACTCGTACAACGCGTCGACGGCCTTCTGTGCTTGCAGAAATGCGCGGACCTCTTCAAGTGTTCCATCAGCCACACCACCGACCGATTCGCGTAGGCCCACATTGATTAAGTTGAGTTTGTCGAGCGACGCGAAGAGTCGTTCGGCCTGATTGATCGCCTGCTCGAGAGACCGCGCGAACTCTTCTTGCGCCTGCTTCTGATCGCTCGCGGCTTTCTTCGCTGCGGCTGCCTGCTTGTTCTGTTCGGTGATCGTCGGCCCGGTCGAAGCAGCCACCTTGTCCATCTGGGTCGCCGTCTGATTGGCCGCATCCCCCATCGCCGCCATCGCTGTGGCGATGCCTGGTCCGACGGAGATCACGTTGCCGGCGAACTGCACGAAACTCTGCCAACTCGAGGTAATCTCCCGAGTCGCGCTGATCGTCGACGCGATCATTTTCCCGCTGACGATTACGACTTGGTTGCCGAGCTTTTCCCAGGCGTCCTGGGCGGCCTCAAGATCCTTAATGGTCTGCGCGGACATCTTGTCCGCCGCCTCGGCGACTTGGCGGAACCCTTCTTGGATGGCCGTCCCGAGCGCATTGCCAGCCTTGCCGAACAGTTCGAGCCGGACCTGAGCCCGTAGCGCCGGATCGGGAATGGTCTGGATCGCGTCGGTGATGGCGAGGAACGCATCCTCCACACTCATCGCACGAACCTTCTCGATCTCCAACCCTGCCGCCTTGAACGCCGCCACAGTCGAATCGCTGCCAGTCGCCAGCGCGTCGTTCATCTTGTTGATGGCTTTACCGACCGCCTCAATATCTGACCCGCTGGCCTGTGCTGCCGCTTTGAATCCTTGCAAGGCGTCTGTCGAGATGCCTAGTTCTAGCGCGAGGTCATGGATTTGACTCGCGGAGTCAAACACCAGTTTGCCGAAATTCACGACCGCCCCGACGGACACCGCCGCCCCGAACGCGCCCAGTAAGCGATTCACTGACGTCAGCCCGCCCGACAGATTCGTGAATTCAGTACTCGCCCGTTTCGCTTCGTTCGCGATACTCTGAATCCCAGCTGGCACCTCTTGCCCCAGTGCCCGAAGTTTCTCGGCGGCCTCGCTCGCGATCCCACCGACACGCGCCAACTCCGCAGCGGTCAGCTTGGACACGCCGCCGATACGCTCCACGGCTTCAGCGGCAATCGTGGCTTGCTGGACAATCTTGGTCCCCGACAGAGAGTTCGCCATCCGATCGAGTTGCGTCGCGACTTTCCCGCTCCCCGTCTCGAACGATTTCAGGGACACTTCCGCCTTCTGCACGGCGGCCTGAAACGATGAGAAATCGGCAATGAACTGGCCCGAAATAGCCATCTAGTTCTCGGCCCTCTCGGCCTCTTCAGCCACCATCGCGATCAGCACCTCATACACCTCTTGCGGGAGTTCGGCGACCCACTCGTACTTCCATCCCTTCATGTACCGGCAGAGACTGAGATCGCTTCGGATGTAAGCGTCCCAGTCTGGTAGTTTTTTCGGGCGTCCTTCTCCGCTTGCATCTTCGTCTCGTGGGCGTCGATGGCATCCGCGATCTCTTTGTAGGTCTCCTGATCGAGATTGTTGATGGCCCCTTCAGAGACATCGACGGGCCGCCCGGCGGCATCCGTGAAGGACCACCCCACAACGTATTCCGAGATTTTGGTGAGCCCGACCTGTTCCGGCTCGAGCATGACGGCTTCGCCGGCGCGCATGTCCTTGACAAGTCGGCCGAAGACACGGCGGGTTTCCCCGGCGTTCAATTCCTTTTTGATGTCGATCCACGCGCCATCGGCTTCGGCGTCAGCAAGCTTAGCTTTTGCTAGCTCGATGTCTGCTCTCGTAGCACGCGCGTCAGGCCTGAGTGCCTTCTGCTTGTCTGAATCTTGGAGGTCTCGCAGAGCATTTCGATGCACGTCTGCCAATGGCAGGCGTACAATGTCTGGCTGGACAAAGCGGTTCCTTCCCATACAACTCGTCTCCTGTAAAAACCCGTTGGACTCGTTTCCAGTCGCCGACTCTTACAAAGGCTGCCCAAGTGTCGCGCGCAATCCATGTTCAGTGAGGTGTAGTTCGTTCACTTCCCAGCGCCAAAATCCCTTCTCGTGTGGCGCCGTAAATAGCAGTGGCCGTTGCCGCAACTGAAACGCGTCGGATTTCGCAACCCTCGCGGTCAGTGTCCACTCGGTTGAGTCTTTCGCCCGCTGAATTTGCCAGGCCGTCAGCTTAGCGGCCGTGTGATACACAAACACCAGCGATGCCGACTCCCCATGTAACGTGATCCGCTCGAACATTTCAGATTACGGCAGTGTCCAGGCGCCCGCCGCTTTGAAGGTCGACGTGAGCTTCGGCGCCCCATTCACGCTGCAGTTGATGTCGGCATCCATGTACCCGAGTCCAGTGAACACCGCCGCCGCGAGCGGGCTGCCAGTGGTGTCCGAGGTGTTGTGTGTCAGTTCGATTTGTCCAGGCGACTCCGCGCTGGTCGCATGGACGATCGTCAGGTCGGACAGGTTGAAGAACCCGCCGAAGGTGCCGCCGACATCGCGCAAGCCAGGGATATACACCTTATTGGTGTCTCCGAAACACGACACATCTTCGTAGTCGGTTTTGAGGCTCCACGACCAGGCGTTGATGCTAATGATCGTCGCCAAGCCACCCGGCGAGATCACGCCGGCCGGGGCATACCGCACACGTCCGAGTCGACCACTCTTGATTGCCATCTGACTCTCCTTTACACACTCACATCCACGAACGACCGTTTAGGGAACGGCTTGCTGTACTCGGTAGTGCCCGCCGCGATGCAGCCAGCGAATGCTCGGATCGACGTCGTCGACTTCCGTCAGTCGCACACGTGCTTCTCTGTGCATCACCATGTGGGTGTACCCGGAGACCGTTAGCGTCGTGTCCTCAAGCAACACATCGATGCGCGCAGCAGCCGATTGCACATTGGCACCAGACGTCGAGAGCGCCACGGCCTTTACCAGATACAACGCATCCTCGTAGGCTCGGCCGCCGAACTTCGGCTCGTCGACTTCATCGACCATGCTCACGATCACGAACTTC